AAACAAGTGAACAATACTACAATGAAACATTTAGATAATGAAAACTGAAATTACAAAAGACGAATTAGAAAAAGTAAAGGTGTTAAACCTATTGATGTGGTTACAAGCGTCCATTTATGCAGGTGATGAATGCGAACCAATCAAATGGTTCTATAATCATCAAACAAAGATGTTACTCAAACGACTAAACGATAGCATTCAGCGTGAACACGGCAAGACAATCACTGCGTTGTGGAATACCGATGGCGCAATTCTGCCTGATATAACTCGCCAAATTGACGATTTCACATTTGAAATGGCAAGTTATGGTTACTGGATGTTACCGGAACTAACCGAATACATTCGCAAACAAAAAGAAACACAACCAAAAATAGAAGTAATATGAACATCACACACGACTTTGATAACTGCCAAAGCGAGACCTACAAAGAAGTAATTACCGATCTCATATCACGTGAAAAAATGGGGAGAATGAAGTACGGTGTAACGGTTGACAAAGCTAATTTGAGCGAACAGGAATGGCTCAACCACGCATACGAAGAAGCATTAGATTTCGCTATCTATTTAAAACGTATAATGAAGCTAAAAAAATGACATTAACACCAACCGAATAAAGAGTGGCCTTGCGCCACTTTTTTTTGCGCTTTATTTCCTCACTTAATTCCTCGTTTAATTCCTTATTTAATCCCTCGATTTGCACCATATAAGCGGCATTACGCTCGTTAATCTCGTTTAGTGAATGATTTATCCTACTTAATTTTTGATTGTCGCTAATCAAATAATCAAGTTTAGCAACACCCAATACAACCAACCTTTTCTCTTTACTTATCGAATCCAGTGCGCTCGTAATCGCGTAGCTTTTCAATTGCTTTTGTGTATGCGCTATCGATGGCAATAGAATCATACAAATAAATAGTATCAATTTGCTTTTCATAAATCTCTTTTATTTTGATGCGTTCCTTTTCGATTGTGTCAATTCGTGCCTTCAATACGACAACCGTATCTGAGGTGGTTACAAATTGTAACCGATTGGAATTGCAGGAATTTTTCCCAATAATGAATGCAACAATCAACCCAATTGCAAATGCAATCCATTTAATATAACTGTCCTTCATTGATTCGATAATTTTTAACGTGAAATGCTTTATTCAATCCGCGTGTAACTATCGCGAATCCGTGATTGTATTTAGAATAGGGATTGTAATCGGGTGAAAGTTCAGATAAACACCCCACCCCCCAACACGTTATCACCTTTCCATTGACATCGCGCTCGGTATGTTCTGCTGTTTGGTGATGGTGGCCGCACATCGCATTCGCTTTCGTCTTGAGAAACAATCCCCTTGCCACGTTAACACTCGGTAAAAATTGCTTTCCAAATTCGTGGCCGTGAAATATTGATAATCCACCAATATTCAATTTACTCTTGCCATCTAACCATTTGATGTTGTGCTTATCGCAATGAGTTAGTGATGGAAAATCAAAGGCATCAATATCGAATAGTTCCGGTGCTTTAACGCGCATATAACGCCAATATCTTTCTTCGTGGTTGCCTTCTTTGTAAACGATTTCAGCGTTTGGAAATTGCCCTCTCAACTCGTGCAAAAATGTACGCATTGCATACAACTCATCTTTGAACTTTCGCTTCTTTGGGTCTTTAACAAAGTCGCTTATCATATGACAATCGAGAGCATCGCCATTGAGTACAACCGTATCAACTCCTTCATCGATTCCTGTTTGGATTGCTACGGATAGCGCGTCAATATCGTGGTATGGTATGTGAATGTCGGATAAGATTAAAACTTTTTGCCCTTTAATATCAAAATGCTTTCGACCTTTTGCGTATGACTTCGGCAAATTGAATGGATTGCGTGGGCGATGTTCAGTAATGACCAGTGTTTTGTTTTTTGGAGTTCTACCATCTTTGCCCTCAATTCTACGCAGTGTATCACGAGCATCTTCAACTCCTAAAAAAGTTTCGAAATGTTCTTTGCTTAATTTCTTTGCGAGAGTTAGCGTTGGTGTGTTTGGGAATCTCGTTCTTAACTCTCTTGCGAGTTTTGTTTTGTCTGATTCTTTGCGTCCTTTCATAGTTAATAAGGTTTGTAAATAGTTTTTCCTTCGCTCTTAATCGCGCGTAGTATTTGTTTTCTATTTACTCCCTTGTTGTAACTAACGTGAACCCAATCAGGTGCATTCTCTGTTCCAAACTCCCAAATGAGTTGGTCAAATATACAATTATTTTTTATATAAAGGAATATGTCTTTATTGCATACTCCACCCAATAAATCTCCATCAATGTCGAGTGCCTTTCCTTCCAAGTGTTGCGATGATTTACTACCTCCAATTCGCTTGTTTAATTCAGGACTTCTGAAACCACTGGTGATTCCAATTGGTTTACCAAAGTGTTCGCGAACTTTATCGAAAACTTCCGTACAAACTAATTTCAGATTGGCAACTTGTTCAGCGTTTGGGATGTTTTGAATTTGCAACACGCTCGCCATATTGCTTTTAATCACTTCTTGCAGTGTGGTGTATTTACTTAATTTGCTCATCCTTCATTATCTCGTTTATGTCCTCGTTTTTCCTTCCGACTAATGTCTTAATCTTACCCCACAAATCTTTTCCGGTAACCGATTCAATGGATTCAACAATCGATTTAAATTCGATTACCGCGATAACCGTTGCAATCAATTTCGTAATTGGTATTAACTGCTCGATTATGTACGTTTCAATTAAAAAACCGCTCACGATAGCCAGTTGATACAACAGCATTTTCGTAACGCTGTCGCTCATTCTACGTGAACGGATTTTAATACCCAATTTAATTGCCTTCCAGATTCCAACAACCATATCCGCACCAACCAAGAATCCAATGGTAATCATTAGTTCTTTGATTGGCAGGAAGATTGTAACCAACGCGAGCAGCCAATATTTTGTTTTTAAAAACAACAACTCCTTCATCATTTCTTTGTCTCGTATTGTTTCTTTAAATATTGTTTCAGCAATTTCTCGTATTGCTTTTTGCGGTTTAGTACGATGGTGGCAGGAAATCTTTTATTGTCCATTTTAATCGGTTATGTTTGTAACTATCGCTAATCAAAAAACTACTCTTGCCGTATGGATTACGATCGGGAGAAATGTCGTTGTTGGTGTTGGATGTGTACTCGGGAAACAACGTGCTATTATAACACAAGTATTGAACCAAACGATTGGTATAATAACGAGCATTATCACGTGCAGCTTCTTTCAACGATTCCATTTCGCCCTTCGTTACTGGTGTTGTGTCCTCACTTTGTCTGCTAACAAGATTTCCATTGTCGTGCTTATACAATAACGATGGGTAAAGTTCAACCATTGTCCACCACAATAACGCTTTCAACACATAATCATTCAATAAAGTTTCGTAATCACCACTCAAGGTACCTGCACTAACATCGGATTTAATTTTGTTCATTAAATCAGTACCCAAATAGTTAGTGATTTGCTTATCCTGTGCCAAATAAATGGCAGGTCTGATAATGTTTGGATCAACCGCGTCAGTAATTGCGGTGTACTTCTTTAAGTAATCTTCAGTGATTAAAAGTATTTCGGGTTGTATTGCCATTTTCTTTAATTTTATTTAATTCCAAATCTTGGATTATCAGGTAAAAATCCGTTGTAAGGCATATCGATTGGACGCGTTTCTACCAAGTAATTGTTGCGTACTTTATAACCTGCTTTTTCCGCTAAACTCCAAGCTTTTTTCCGCACATTTGGGTTGTTTAAATCAAGTCCAAATCCCTTTGCGCTAATGTATAATTCTTTTTTCCAAACGTGATGACAATTACCACCGCCTTTATATAACCAAACCGAATAGGTATCCGCGCCATACGGCCCCCAACCCGGATTAACTGCCTTGTTATTTAGCGACATTATATCTTCTTTGCGGTATAGCTTGTTTCTATCAATCATCTTACTGCAAAATTCGCGCGTTGATGAAGTAACGCGACCACTATAACGATAACGCACATAATAAGTTTTGCCATCAATTACTTTGTCTTGTTCGCTCGTTGCGTTTGGTCGTGATGTGCCTGTACTTACCGCTTGTTCGATGGGTGTAATATCAAAAATGTGGGCGAGTGCTTCGTTTTCTAAATCGTCATTTTCGTAATCGACATCGTAACTATCAATAAGAATCCAATCTTCATTTGGTTCTTCGCCTAACGCAATCAAATCTTCAGCGATGTCATCTAAATTTACTTGCTCGCGTTCAATGATTCTCTTTGCCCAATCGCGACCTGCATCACCACCCCACAATTGCCACGCGATACGACCTGCGGAAGGAAATCCTTCCTCTCCATCGTTCCATCCAGTTGCTTCTTTATCGACTTCGTGCCGTGCGAAATAAGAGTTCATTCGCTTCACGGTGTCAAATGACAAATTACGCTTATTGCTAATATCACGCGCACGCGCTACACCTACCTCCGTTCCACCTCTACCAAATTCATCGCGCCACTTTAAACCAAGTTCCGCTTCTGCGGCCATTTCATCGGTGGGAGCAAAAGAGTTCTCCTCCGCTAAAACTTTTTTTTTTTGCTCTATTTGAGTGGTGGGAG